ACATCCATCGCATTGTCAGATTCGTCGTATACAATGATACCATACTTATTGCTAGATACTTTGATTGCATTTTCCAGAAACTCTTCTTTGGTTTTATCCCCAATGTCGATTTCTTCGGGTCTATGTAGTGAGCAAAACTCATTGGCTTTTTTCGCTTCAGACACATGTTTTAGCACATCAGCCATACATGAATCTAAAATGTCCTCGCTTGCATCGGAGAAGATACATGAAGAGCAAAGATTATTAAATATGGTTGCAATCTGTGAGGAATTTTTCATGTTACTTTCTCTCGGCGCTTACTTCGTAGTGGACACCAGTTATTTGAGTTGACAAAACATTAAGACCCACAGACTCTAATGCTTGCTTTATTAAGGCTGCATTTGAGGCAGACTTTATTGAACCTATGATGCTTGACCCTTCTTTTTCAGATATCTGGTCGTTGATAATAGATTTACAAAGTATTCTTATGTCTGTGCCACCCAAAACCAGCTTGCCTCCCATACGAAGTTTCTGGCGAAGCTTTTGAACTAATTCTCCCACCTTATTGATGTCAAATTCGTCCACTGCGTCGTTCGCCATAATTACTTCACACTCGTTATCAGAAACCTCTGAAAGGTTCACATCATTATTAAACACTATAGCCTTTTCATAGTTTTCTACAGCCTCTTGGTTTGGCTTCACAATGTGTAGTTTCATTCTTATGCTCCGTATACCTTGTCAAAAGTATTGTTCCAGTTATTAATAAATTTCTCTTCCGAAAACTTATTTAGTACAGTTTCTCTGGCTTGCTGCCCCATTTTTGCTCTGAGGTTTTCATCTGCAAGCAGTTCTTTTATGTAGGCTACTAACTGTGATTCGTCATTAGAACAGAATCCGTTCACGCCGTTTTCCATAATTTCAGGTATCATGCAAGTGGAGGTGGTTACAACTGCACACCCACAGGCCATAGCTTCCAGTAACGAAGTGGGGACTGGGCTAATTGTAGATGTATTAAGAAATACCTTACACCCGTTATATCTAGATACTAGGTCTTCCAAACCATTAGCAGTCCCACCTTTAACATTTGGGATTTGCTCGCTATCCTTACCTACTACGTCCACAACCTCTTCTTTAAAATTACCAGTGATTCTTTGCCAACCACTAAAATTGCAGCAATAGTCTCTATTTGCAAATTCATTAACCACGCTTAGTACATCTGTGTCCTTTTCTGTTTCAGTTGGACAAAAGGTGTTTGTGTCAACCGAGTGGTGTATGACTGTGGCCGGACAAGACATCCTCCACTTATCTACTGAGTACTCAGATATAAATACGTTGACATCTCCCTGCATACTCTTAAACATGTCAAGCTGTTCTTTCGGCCAGCCGGGAATAGGCAGAGTGTGTTCTAAGGACAAGATGGGCACCCTCAAGAAGTTTTGCACTTGGGACGCAACCTGAAACTGACCGAACTTACTTTGGCTAAGTATGAAGTCTATGTCTAAACCGCTGATTACAGAGTTTTGCGGTAAAACATAGTAATTATCTGGAAGAGGGGCGTAGGACTTATCCCATTCTTTACAATTTTCATACCTAAAGCTGTAAAAGTTGTGACCGGTTTTACAAAGTTGAGACTGATACCTCTCATGCGTATCAAAAGTAAGTATGTTGTACTTCTCTTTTTTACTATTTGCTTTATTTATTATGCGTATAGTTTGGTTAGTCATTTAAAATATCCTTCATTAGTTGTCCGACAGCTTCCTGAGAAAACTTTTCTGCTTGTTTTAACCCAGCAGCCTTAGCCTGTAGTCCGTGTTTGATGGGGTTTTCTAACCAGCTCTCATAATATTTTCGCATTTGCTTCCTGATTTGCATTTCACAGGGCGTAAACCAGTATTCCCTACCAGTGAATAGATCTGGAAAGGCAGAATCGCTACACTTGCAGCTTGAAAAAACTCCGTCCACACAGAAGCCGGTGTTTGGGTCTGAGTCATCTATAAACTGAGGAGGGCCACCAAATTTACTGCATATAGGGGTACTTCCAAAAGCCATCGCGTCGAAAGCTGGAATTGACCACGCTTCTCCGTGCGACGGACATATGAAGCAATCCAACTGCTGATGGATTGAACATAGTGCGTCTTCATCTACCTCTGCCGGTATAATCACGTCTTTTCTATATCCATCTATATCTTTATACATACGCAGTTGGCGTTTAACGGATTGAATTTTTTGCTCGACAATCCCGTGAAGTTCGTCTGGACTTTTACCAAACTTATTTACTTTTATAACTAATTGCACATTTTCTGAAATGTCAAACTCACTATGGAAACAAGAAATTATGCCTTCTATGTTTTTTCTGTCGTTCACGTCTCCAATATAATAAAAAGTGAAGTTGTCCGCTGTCTGAGGGATGTCCAGCTTTCTATATTTCTTCTTGTACTTGTTAAGGTTAAAAGTGTGAGGAACCACTGAAACTGGAATTCCTAAATTATCCTTTTCCAATAACTGTTTTGATGACTCATTAGGAACCCATACGGAATCCATCTGTTGTAAATAGTCAAACCAAGGATGGTGTTTTATACTGACAGACTCTGACGCCAAAAACGCTATATTCTTTTTGAATTTGGTTGTTCCGCATAGATGGTGAGGCAAAACATGCTGAATGCAAACATCACAACCTTGTGTGTCTTTTTCTTCAAGCGCCTTTAACCTTCCCGATATTTGCCTGTCTGAAGTCAGTGTGACATTACGGCAAACCACATCAATCCCAGCAGCGTCAAGAGCAAGAATGTATCCCTTTGCGGCTTCTGCCCATCCACCGAATTCTTTATAATGACCTATATAAAGTACTTTCATTATTTATTCCTTAAAAATAACGAGTCGCCCGAAATGCCCTTAAGCTGATATTGTCTAACAGCTTCAAAGAATCCGGATTGCTCCAGAAAATGTTTGATAAATACAAAATCTGTCTCTCCTTCGTACATGACATACTTGCTCGACCACTCTAGTGCTGCGGACTTTACAGTGGACAGCATATCTCCACACCCCTGCAAAACCTGCATTTCTACACCCTGTACGTCCATGAATAAAGCGTCTATGGACTCTATACTCTGCTGTTCGCAGAAGTCTTTCAAACAAATCCCATCAACTTCGATTTCCTCAACGACATCTTTTACCTTAAAAATTTCTGTCATTCCCACACCAGACTTGAGTAACGACCCTTGTCCAGTATTCTGCAAACCGTCTCCCACGAATGTTTGGTCATCGGGTATGGTTTCCAGATCGTAGAATCTGTTAAATGTAACAGGTCCAGTAACATCTGTCACGGCAGCGTGAATCACATGTACATTAGAATTATCCTCAAATCTTTTTTTGCATATTTGGTAGTTAAAAGGGTCTGCCTCAAAAGCATATATGGTAGCTTCAGGCCAAAACTCCATGAGTTCTAACACGTCATATCCCCTATGGGCGCCTACCTCAAATACATTTTTAATTTCCGAACATGATTCTTTGATCTCATCTAAGAACTGCTGATGTCTATCTTTTTTGTCTTTCATCGCTGCAAAATACCTCTTTGGTGCATGGTTTCAATTCTTTTTTGCTCCCACTGGTTTATTCTATTTCTTTGATGCACCATGTTGTCGTATGCCATATTGAAGTCAAAGTTACTTCTAGTATTTAAACCATCAAATGCGGCAGAAGACTCGTTAAAGTACATTCCTCCGGTAGAGGATGTGGCGCTTCTATAAGTAAGATCTCTAGTCATTCTAGATTCTAAAAAGGTATCTAACCTAGACGGATCTCTTAGGACTTCTGCAATTAAAAATCTTGAAAGATCTACAGCGCTTGCGTTTGGTGGAAGCTCTGGCTTGGGGGCTGGTTCAGAAATATCTGGAGGGGCGCACCAAGTCTGACTAATATCTGGAATGTCAACACTATCAAAATAGTCTTCCCACTTTTTGCCGCTCATATGCCATTGAAAATGCTTCTCAAAGTTCTTTCTTGTTCTCTTTCCTTCCTCAGCTCTTTGCTCTTCGCCTTTAGACAGAAAAGATTCAAAATATTTAGCAGCTAATTCGTTATCTGGAACTGCTCTTAGACATCCGGTTTCCAACTCTTTGTACAAAGCTTTTGGTTTGATTGGGAATCCCTCTAGCTTTCTGATCTCACTTTCCATAGCGGAGTAGTCGGTGCCACATACAGGCACACCACAAGCAGCAGCCTCAACATAGGGGAGACCAAATCCTTCGCAGTTTGCATACTGTGTGTACAGATCAAACAAATTTACAATGGAAGACAGGTCTTCATACGAAACACCGTTCTTGACATTAGAAAGCGTTGCTCCCCACTTGCCCGTAAAAGGAGACTGTATTACAGCACCCTTGAATAGTGACGGAAACGGCTTCTTGGTTTCAGGACAAATATATGTAAATAAAACATATGAGGACAGGTTGTGTTGCTGTAAAAGCTCTGGAATATCCCAGCCTAAATCGGGATATGAGGTGTGACAGTAAAGGTACACATCTTTTCTGGCGGTATTATCCAAAAACTTTCTGAACGCCTCAAATAAATCTGGGTAAAGCTTTCTGCGTTGATTACGCATAACTGTACCAATAATCTTGCAGTCTGGGTCTAAGCCAAATCTCTTCTTGTGAGCTGCCTTATCTTCTACAGGATGGTATGCTGGGTGTGCTGATGGGGGCGCACTCCCAAGATAGTTGATTCCACCGCCAGATTGGTCCTCAAGCACTCCACCCGCCCAGTCTGAATATGTTAGGCAGGCGTCTGCTCCAGCATAAGACGCGACCCACTGTCGGGCTTGCGGTCTTGCATCAACAGTTGGCATGATGCACCACTTAAATAGTCTACGAAAAGGCGAACGTTCGGCAAACTCAAGCATCCAGAAGTCACGAATGTCGCAAACAATGTCTGGCATAAAGTCTAAGCAGACATGCTCAAATATCCACTCGCCAAACTGGTTGGTTCCAGAAGAATGATATGCGTCAACCTCCTGCTGACTTGCTTTTGGTTCGCAGTCTGTGTTAGGAGCGATCCCATAATACCCCCAAGGAATATCTTTTGCTCGTGGGTCATTCCTTTGACCATAAGAAGACATCTCTGCAAGCTCATACTTGCCTGTGCTGTGCAAATAATTAAGGATCTCGCGGGTATACGTTGCATATCCTGTATTTAAAAATGTAGCTTCACTACAGAAAAGTATGCGTTTCTTTCTCATCTTATTCCTTGTCCAAACATCCAAAATCGAATTGATTCACCCTAAACGTGATGAGTGTATCGTCCTCTGGCTCCATATTTCTAGCTGAGGCATTTACTGTTATTTTCATATCACTTTTGCCTAGCTTCGCGATAGTCCTTGCACCACTATCCCAAGCAATGAATCTTAAATAGGTTTGGTGCCTCTTCTTCTCACCTCTTTTGTTTCTAAAATACTCATAGATGTACAAGGTGAATTCGCAATATTCGGCTCCCGTATCTCTGTCTACCTCAACCTCTGGGTCATGATACAGGAACCCCGTAAAAGTACAATTGTTCATATCGCTCCTCAGATACTACATTATAGTAGTAATGTGAAAGTTTTCCAATTAAATTTCGTGAATTTTGTCAACAATAAAAGAGCTGTCGTCGCCCACATCTCCACACAACATAAGGTTGTTACCCTCATAGAGTACAAACTGATATTTATCTCTAGTGTCTGGGAAAACAATAACGCTATCAAGCGAGCAAGTCATGTCTTCAATTGTAAGAAACGACATTGTTCGCCCCTTTTGTTTGCTGTTTGGTTTGTTGATTTTGTGATTAGCAACGCGCTGCAAGTTTGCTACAATGCAAATGTTTTTACCCTTCTTGCCGTCCATGACATCCTTACAGGTTGTATTGGCAATTGAAGTGTCCACAGCATCGACCTTGGAAAGTGAGACCGGACAGCCAAGCATCTTGGTTTCCTGCTCAATGATCCAAGCCGGATCGTCAGACAAATCATAAGGTGGGTTTTTGAGCATTTCTATCTCATTCTCTACGATTTGGCTTCTGTTGATATTGCTACAGCCCCCTCCGTTTTTCTTCGTAGGGTAAAGGTCTGTAAAGCAATCTTGCAACCTAGACCATCTTTGGGGTTTATAATTTTCAGTAACCCATTTTACCTCTGCCTTAGTTAACTCTCTGAATATCAAGTATTCGTAAAGAGCCTGATTTCTAGTTACACCCGCAGTTTTCGTAGAAAAGAAGCCTATAGACGCTAACGCTTTGAACGCTGTAGAGTTAATTTTAGGAGCTAAGTACACAAGTATGTCCATCCAAGTAAAATTCTTTGGCTCTTTATCTATTTCCTGTGATGTATCTTCAATTGCTTTAATAACTTTGTCACCAGTAACACCGGTAAGGCTTTTGATGTCTTTGACGCCAAAACAAATACCATCTTCTTTGATATCAAACTTTGTCGAAAATGCGTTTAGCTTAGGGACTTTTACCTCTATATCAAAAAGCTTGGCCTCATTTACCAGTTCGTATATTTCCTGATGTGGGTCTTGCTTTTCATTTGCGTAGAATAGGTAGGACAAAAAGAATTCCTTTGTATGGTTCGCTTTGTAGTATGCAGACCAGTATGAGTCAAGTGCGTAAGCCACTGCGTGAGACTTGTTAAAAGAGTATCGTGAAGACTTCTCAATCCATCCAAATATCTCTTCGGCTTCTTCGTTAGTAACAATACCTTTAGCAGCAGCGCCTTTTAAAAAGGCTTCTTTTACCTGCGCCATGAGGTCAGCCTTCTTCTTACCAATCGCCTTACGTAGGTTGTCTGCCTCCATCTCGCTAAAGCCAGCCAGCTTGACAGCTATAAGCATTGCTTGCTCTTGGTACACAAGAACGCCATAAGTTGGTTTCAGTATACTTTCGAGTGACTCGTGAAGATATGTAACATCCTCTTTCTTATGTTTGCGATCTACAAACCTTTGCGTCATCGACTTCCCATCAATAATTGCCTTTAAGCATCCGGGCCTAATTAAGGCTATTAATGCGGCTAGCTCTTCGAGATTTTCTGGGGCGAGCCTTTTTGACCAAGCTCTACCAAGATTGCTCTCAAGCTGAAAAACGCCTTTGGTCAAACCGTCTTTGTACAAGTCCCAAGACTTGTTGTCTTTCAAATCAATCATTTAACTCAACTCTAAACAAAAAGTTTTCCGTCAGCAAAAGCCTTTTCAAATTTCATATTTCTGTATACCGCACGCCGTGACTTCTGCAATTTAATAAATATATTGGCGGTATCTTTAACGTCCTGTAGGGCGTCGTGAGCGTTTTCGCTAGAAAGACCCATTCTCTCACGGAGGCTATCCATACTGATGGATTTAACATCTGGATCTCCTTCGGTCCATAGCCACACGTCGTCCATTACATCAATTTTGTAAATCTGGTGAAATAACTTCTGGCACTGCCTTTTGTCGTCATATGGTCCGTATTCCTTGCATAGACGGTTGACAATGTGCATGTCGTATCCTATGATGTTGAAGCCTGCTGGGATAGGGGCAAAGTACGGAGTGCCTTTCCAGTTGTACTTATTTACAAATGCGCAGAACTTTTTCCATACCCCTTTTGGCAGAGGTGCTCTAGCTAGCTTTGCTCTAGTTTGCCCAGTCACTTTTAGCGCACCTTCCTCTAGAGGATCTACACCGGCGGCGATAGCTTCATCGTCGTCGATAATGGGACGCATCATACTGTTAAATTCACCCTTCAGTCTAAAGTTACGACCGTCCAAGGCGATGGCAGCAATCTGTGTCGGTTGGCACCGCATAGGATTTCTACCGCCAGTTTCAAAGTCGAACACAATAATGTCTCTATTCATTTATAAGCTCCTTGATTTTCATCAATTTGTCCAAAAGGTTAATGCCAAGTACGTCAAATTTAACATGACCCAAAGCCTCAAGATCAGCCATTTCTAAACCGGCTATTTTCTCCGTGCCGCTTCTCTGGTTTACCATAGGGCAGACCTGATGTAATGGTTCTGCCGAGATTACCACGCCAGCAGCGTGCTTGCCTTGGGTTTTAAAAGTTCCTTCTATCTCTATAGCTTGCTTAAAGAACTCAGAAAAGTCACCTTTAAGCTCTCCATCTTCGTTTATATAACAGTAGTCTCTTAGGTCGTCTGCGTTGTTTAGCAAGGCCCATCGAATTATTGACCTATCTTCTTCATCCATTTCAGCTAGCTGATCAGAAATTGCGGCCTCGTCAGGAATATACTTTGTAATTTCGTTCATCTCTCCAAAACCACAAGCTTCGTTGACCCTTAGAACCTCTTTAATCGCGCTACGACCCTGTAGTCTGCCGAACGTAAGCATCTGACTTACATTCTCGTTTCCATACTTATGTTTTAAGTGGGAAATAATCTCATCCCTCTTTTCTGTGGGGACATCCATGTCGATGTCTGGAAGTGAGATATGATCTTCCGTGTTGCGTCCCTCGTTGTAGAATCTTTCAAAAAGAAGATCAAACTCAATAGGGTCAATCTGGGTTATGCCGATTAGATATGAAATCAAGCACCCTGCGGCAGATCCTCGGCCCGGACCTACCATCCAACCCTGATCTCTACAGTAGTTTAAAATATCCCACACAATTAGAAAATATCCAAACAGGTTGGCTTTTTCTATAACCTCATACTCTTTTCTGAATCTATCACCGTATACCTCACGCACATCTTGATCGGTGATTTTATCATCAAGAAGTCGTCGCCATCCTTCTCTAGCCAACTGCCTTAAAAAGTCCTTCTCGGTTTCTCCTTTAGGCGTATCGAAAGTTGGTAGCATCGGCTGACTCAGGATCGTATAGTTTTCACATTGGTCGTATATTTCTGAGAAGGCATCTATATCTTGCCCCTCTATAATTAGCTCCGTAGCGCGTAACTTATCTCGCAAAAAGAAGTCATCATACTCAAAGAAGTGGTGGTTTTGTAAGTCTTGGCCTTTATTGAGAGCTTTATTTACCTTTGAAAGGGTGGTCTTCATGCTAGAGCAAAGCATAATTCTGTGGAGTTGGGCGTGTTCTCTTTCTGTGTAGTAGCTGGTGTGAAACGACGGAGTCTTCTTGTAGAAGTTATCACCCTTGATTGGGGAAAATGACTCGTCTTTGGCTACACTTATCAGGTTCCCGTTTTTACCTGCGTCAATTATTATAGAGTTGTCAATCTCATTGTCAGCAGACAGAGAAGATACAATTTTAATTAGCTCAAACCATCCTTGCTTGTTTTTAGCAAAAAGGGCGAACTTATCAAATGAACAACCGAGTATAGGCTTTATATCATTTTCAACACAAGCCTTGTAAAAAGATACAGCACCGGACAGACTCTTATAGTCTGATATGCCGCAGGCCTTATAGCCGTACTCGCGACATTTTTTAGCAAGCTGCTTAGGCTTAGAAAAGCCTTTCTGTAAAGAATAGTGTGTTAAATTACACAGTGGAAACCAGTCCATTATAAATCCTCAATATAAAATTCAACAAAGTCGGGATGATCATTTGAGCGATCACTCATGATCGTGAGATTTTGAATCCCGATCTACATTATAATAGTCTACAGTTTGCAATTTTGCAACTGGATTTTTCAATTTAGTTCAAGTTCTTTGATTCCAGTTGTCTTTTGCTTCCTGCCAATCTTCTGCCGACGCAGATGACGCCCCGCAATCAGCACATTCATACCAATACATTTGTATGGTTACAAGTGCTTCGGGTTGGGGGCGACCTCCACAGAATGGGCAGTCTAGCATCTCTTCTTCTACCATGCTCTGCAACTCCAGTACCGTGCTTTATGGCGTGGGCCGGGATTGTCACAGTTGTGGCGAGCGCGAAAATTCTTTCTCCTACCGGGAATATTCTTCTTGATTTTCATGTTGGGGTCTCCGAAGTTGACCTTAACAACATTTCCTTTTGGGTTTTTAACGTAGACGCTAAACTTCTTCGGGCCTTTTGGGGTTCTGAAAGGTTTACCCAATTTAACCTTGCGTCCTTGATACTCAGCAGCCTGAGCTGGGATTAGGGTTCTTCCGTCTTTTTTATAAATACCTCTTCTTTCGTATTCATATATCTCGCCTGTTTTAGGATCTTTATATTTGTATTTATTCTGAGCCTTTTTCCAAGACTCGGGATCTGGCCTGTCTTTATCGCCTCTTTTTGCTGGCTTGTAATTCTTACCTTCACGCTCTTTTTTCTTGCGGATGTTTTCCCACAGACCGGGTTTGGCTACAGAAAGATCAAGCTCCTCTACCTCAGATTCCTCATAGTAAACCTCTTCAGCCGATACGTAATCCTCTTCTTGCGGGACTACATAATTGTCTTCTGTTAATTCTTCTTCTGAGCCGTATGATTCAAAGTAAAACTTTTCATCGGCTTCTGCTATGTAATCAGGCATGTTAACTCCTAAAAGTTTGGTAGTTCTGGAAATAGTTTGTATCTAATGTCTTCCCACACTGCGCCAGTAATAATCATAGACGCTTCGTTGTCGGAGGGGTAATGTACTCCCATAAGCATTCTAGCCATGCCAGCAGAGTATATCTTATCAAAAAAATGATCCGAGTATTCTGGGTATTTTGCGGCTAAAATGTAGGCACTCAAGGCGGCGTAAGCAGTGTGCCCAGAAGGGTACGAGGGTGTTTGCGCAGTCTTGGAGTCTAAAAGATTAATTGGTATACCGTATTTTTCAGCAAGCTGGTACGGTCTTGGTCTATTGTGTTTATGCTTTAGGTTTTTTATTATAGGCTTAAGAATATTCCAAGACTTATCAAATATCTTAGCGGGAAACTCTAGGTTAAGTTTTTTTAACGTCTTGTAATACAGATCGTTTGGTTCTCTGTCCACTAATTTAATTAAGTTAACGTCAGAGTTACTTCTATTTTTTGTTAGCTCAGATACATATAAAATTTCTCGCTTGGTGATCTCCCCATCATTTGTTGGTGGGTCTGGAAGCACATCGTCCCAAGCGATAGTAATCTTATCAGACACATCCCATGTTCTGGGATTATCTGTATACTTCATATTTTTTATTTGTTCTTTTACGAACTTATCTGCGCCAATTATATAATTCATTTGTTTACCAATTTTGAATTTTCTTTAACCTCGTCACACAGAGGGCAGAGTATTTGGTCTCCCGGCTTGTGCATGTTTCTATCATGATGTATCATCAATATACCTTGAAGTAATTGCGTGTCTCTCATCATTGTTTGTTGTTGTAGTAGTCTTATATTGTTGCCGGGGTCTGGGGCTACGATTACATTCGGCTTCCTAAGCTCTCTAAACATATAAGCACTAAAACCCAAATTACATAAACTCACTGTAAACAGCACGTATGCTGCACACTTAAAAAATCTCATTTTGACACCTATTAGGAAAATAGTTCGGAAATTACTTTTCCTGAATTAGCTATTTTCATAGGTCGTCCATTACTACTTGTAAAAGTAGTTTTTAACGAAATGTCGAGAGCCTTACAAACTGAGGCCATAACATCTTGGGAGGAATACGGCATTGACTCCACTCGCGTACCATCTTCATTTGTCTCGCCAACAGCTATGCCGCCATTCATGCCAGCACCGCCAACAACAACACTCCAGCTTCTCGCCCAGTGGTCTCGTCCAGCGTTTTGATTGATACGTGGAGTTCTGCTAAATTCACCCATCCATATGATAGCTGTGTCCTCCAACAGTCCTCTTTGCTCTAAGTCCTCAATTAATGCACTCATACCTTGGTCTAGCATAGGCAATTTTTCGTCCCTCAAGGTGGGAAAAATGTTTTGGTGGTTGTCCCAGCCGCCTAGACCCACTTCAATAAACGGTACGCCAACTTCGACCAAACGTCTAGCCATTAAGCACCCTTTACCAAAGTTGTTATCGCCGTATCTCTCTCTGACGGATTCCGGCTCTTTTTCTACTTTTGTTGCATCCATTTCAGTGCTAGTTAGTACGTTAAACGTTTTTCTCAGCACTTTTTGATGCTCTTTGGCCATATGCCCCCTGTTGCTATTTATGAAGTTTGTTTCTATCATATCAAGAACTTGCGCCCTTTGATAAAACCTTTGGTCTATCTTCATATTGAGATTTCGTATATTACCATCGCTGTTTAGAACTAAAGGTGCAAACTCTGCCCCCAAGAACCCAGCCCCCACGCTTCCGCCATTTACAGATATAAACTGTGGGATCATAAGCTCTCTGTCTAACTGTTTAGAGATAACAGACCCGTAACTTGGGTGAACCATACTTTGACTTGGCACATATCCCGTGTGCATGTAGTACCTACCGCGCATGTGATCTGCTTCTCTGGTACTCATACTGCGAATGATCGCCATGTTGTGCATCTGTTTTGCCATTAATGGCATATGTTCGCAGATTTCAACGTCGCCAGTCGTAGAAATTGGCTTAAAAGGCCCGCTAGTAACAGCTCCGGGTTTTAGATCCCAGATATCCATAGTAGACGGTCCACCGCCCATCCACAATAAAATTGCAGACTTGCCGTTTTTCTTTAGCTGCTGCTCGATCGCCTTAAGTGTTTGGGTTAGAGCAGCAACTCCCGCTAGGGATGTCAGGAATTCTCTTCTT